TTAAAAATTGATGTATTTTGCGAATTTATCAGCCACCTGATCACGTTGTTTTTCAGTTACGTGAGCGTAAATATCCATAGTTGTCTTGATGTCCCCGTGACCTAATCTGTCTTGTACTTCTTGAATAGAAAGGCCAGCCTCGAACAAAAGAGAACAATGAGTGTGTCTAAAACCATGAACTTTAATTCTCTTAAAACTATTCTTCTCACAAATTAAGTCCAATGCTTTATTGCAATGCTCGGGATATAGTTGTTTATTATCACGTACAGTAGTGAAAACATGTTGATGTTTATCAGAGGTATTGTGACCATATTTAAGGGACTCCACTCTTTGATGAGTGCGCCATGATTTCAATACACTTGCAGTTTTATCATCAATACTTATTGTTCTGTGAGATGATTTTGTTTTAGGCTCTTGTATTACCAGTTTATAATTTGCACCTCTTGCGCAAGTCTTATTAATAGATATGGTTTGTTTAGTAAAATCAATATCGTTCCATGTTAAAGCCATTAATTCTCCACGTCTAAAGCCAGTAAAAGCTAATGTTCGAAAAATAGCATAATATAATGGGTCATCTTCAACAAAAGTTAAAAACTGTTTCAATTCATCACTTGAATAATACTTTGTAGATGCGTCTTGTTGCGCTTCTTTTTTTCTGGGTGCTTTTGTATGTGCAAACGGATTATCAACGATTATCTTAAGGCTTACGGCATATTTAAACACATTAGATGTGTATATTCGTATAGCTTTAATATCAGAATACTTTTTGTTCCATTTATTAATAACTTTTTGGCAATATGGAACGGTTATTTTCTTAATAGGTACATCTTGGAAATGTTCTAATATAGCTGTATCAAATAAAGTTAAAACACGTTGATATGTGCTTTCTCTTACAGTATTTTGATACTGTTCAAGCCACAACTCATATACTTCTTTAAACGTCGTTATATCGTTGTTTAGAAAGCCATTTTGACTTACTTCTGTTTGAAGTTTTGCCTCAGCAATTTTAGCTTCTCTTTCAGTCTTAAAGCCTCGTCTAGTGGTTCTCTTTTGCTTACCAGTAATTGGATCAGTACCTAAATATGCGACAAACATATAGGCAGTCGAACCGTCTTTCTTCTTATATTTTTTAATCATATAAATCAATCCTTTCTATTGCCTGCAACGCGTGAGATTGGATTGACACGCCGTTAAGGAATGGCTACCTTGTGACGTGATGATTAATTAGTTTTTTCTTGATTTATCAATAATTTTTGTGTGTTAATAAAGGCTTTATATTTGTTTTCTTTATTAAGCTGTTCAATCATGTCTAAAATTTCAACTGTTAAAGAGTACTCTTCATCATCACCATCTTCTAAAAATAACATATTTCGAGAAAAACGAGGATCAATTTTCTCAAAGCTTACATTGAAAAAGGTTGCTAATTTTTCTGTATTTTCAGGATTGATTGTTGATCGTTCAGCAAAATAGCCTGATAAAGTTGAAGTTGGTATATTAGTATGCTGGGATATTTCTGCTTGCGTCTTTCCTTCAGACAATCGTTTTAGGTTTTTAGAAATAGTTTTTCTTAAGATTTTTTCGTGGTAACTTAATGAGGGTCTTGGCATTTTTTATCACTCCTTTACGTTATATTAACGAATAAATACGATTAAAACAATAGAAAATATGTAAAATAACGAATTTAAACGTTGACAAAACGAATAAACGCGTTTATAGTGACTTGTGAGGAGGTTAGATTAATGAATGAAAACGTAAAATTATTACTCAGAGCAGCAAGGATAAATAATGGTATGAGTCAAAAAAAGGCGGCTAGCTTATTAGGTGTACATTATCAAACTTTAGCATCTTGGGAAAAAGATAGTTCTGATTTATCACGGTCTAAAATGCTATTGATGGAAAAAATATACAGCATACCGCTGGAATATATTTTTTTTGGTAATGAAAACGAGTTTATTCGTACAAAGAGGAGGGGTTAAATGAGCCAATTACTTAGTGAACAAGCTAGTCAACAGTTAGTTAATAGCATAGTTGATATTGCCGAAAAAATAGCTTTAGAAAAAGTTAAACAATCGCGTAAGAGATATCTCATACAAAAAGAAGTCATGGAAGAATACAACGTGACTCACAAGGTTATAACCGAGTGGGAAATAATGGGACTTCGTAAAGTTAAGATTGGTAAAACAATTCGCTATGATCGACAAGATATCGAAAATGTAATTGAACAAATGAAAAATTGAAACGCCTGCAACGCGTGAGAACTCTAACCTATCAGGAGGTAAAACAATGAAATTGTACTTAGTTTATGTAACCTTAACATCGTTTTTAACAATTTTATTACTAGCAATATCTAACATGTATGTCGCTTTTAGTGTGTACGGCATGATGGTAACTTATGGATTTAATTTAACAGGAGGATTAGAAAATGAATAATGAACAAAAAGAAGTTATTCAAGACATCTATAATACTTTAGAAGCAGTAGCTTATAACACATCAATGGAATACATCCATAATTGCGTAGATGGTAAAAAAGAATGGATGGAAAACGTAAATCGTGAGGAACACTTACAAGCCATAATCGAGTGGGCATTACAACAAATAGAAAATAACTTTAATTTTGAGAATGATACTGAAATGGAGGAATTATAAATGAATTGGGAAATTAAAAATTTAATGTGTGATTTAAAGATATTGAAAGAAAAGTTTGAGGATTTAAAGGATAATCATGGCTCGCATTTTGAAGATTTATATCTACATGAGCCAAATCATACCTTAAATAAAGACGATGTTATTAAAGAAGGATTTTCATATCATGAGAGACGTATTCACAATGACCAAATGTTTGATTTGCTACTTCTATACACTGAAAAATTCGATGAATTAATAACGAGGTTTGATGCATTAGAAAAAGCGTCATCTTTCGCCGACCAAAGCCAAGATAACGCATAAAAAAATAAAAATTTATAAAATCATACCATTAATATTTTAACATTAGTTGCATTGAAAATACAGAGAAATCAGATTAGAAAGGAGGCATTCTGTGGCAATTAAGAAAAAAGATAAAATTATTGGAGTTAAAGAATTAGAAATACCGCAAGAATTAAAGTTAGTGCCTAATTGGGTATTATGGCGAGCTGAATGGAACGAGAAGCAACAAAATTATGGAAAAGTACCATATAGTATTAATGGTTACAGAGCTAGTACAACCAATAAAAAAACATGGTGTGACTTTGAAAGTGTAAGTATTGAATATGAAGTTGATGAGCAATATAGCGGTATAGGTTTTGTATTAAGTGATGGTAATAATTTTGTTTGCCTAGATATTGATAATGCAATTGATGAAAAAGGACAAATCAATTCCGAATTAGCATTAAAAATGATGCGACTCACATATTGTGAAAAGTCTCCAAGTGGTACAGGATTACATTGTTTCTTTAAAGGTAAACTACCAGATAACCGTAAAAAGAAAAGAACGGATTTAGACATAGAGTTATATGATTCAGCAAGGTTTATGACTGTTACAGGATGCACAATTGGTCAAAATGATATTTGTGATAATCAGGAAGTATTAAATACTCTCATTGATGAATACTTTAAAGAGAATTTGCCAGTAAATGATGTTGTGAGAGAGGAATCTAATACTAATATGCAATTATCTGATGAAGATATTATAAACATTATGATGAAATCTAAACAAAAAGATAAAATTAAAGATCTATTACAAGGCACATATGAATCATATTTTGAGAGTTCAAGCGAAGCAGTACAAAGCTTATTACACTACTTAGCGTTTTACACAGGTAAAAACAAACAGCAAATGGAGCGTATATTTTTAAACTACAATAATCTTACGGATAAATGGGAAAGTAAACGAGGTAATACGACTTGGGGACAGCTTGAGTTAGATAAAGCTATAAAGAATCAAAAGACAGTTTACACTAAATCCATAGATGAATTTAATGTTATACAACAGGGGAGTAAAGATATTAAACAGTTATTGAATCAATTGGGGCATGAAGAAAGAACAAAAATGGAAGAAAATTGGATTGAAGAAGGAAAACGAGGGCGTAAGCCTACAACAATTAGTCCTATAAAATGTGCATATATTTTGAATGAGCATTTAACATTTATACTTTTTGATGATGAAGAAAATACTAAGTTAGCTATGTATCAATTTGATGAAGGGATATATACACAGAACACTACAATTATAAAACGAGTGATTTCCTATTTAGAGCCCAAACATAATAGCAACAAAGCTGATGAAGTTATTTATCATTTAACCAATATGGTAGATATAAAAGAGAAAACTAACTCACCATACTTAATACCAGTTAAAAATGGTATATTTAATCGTAAAACGAAGCAACTAGAAGCATTTACACCAGATTATGTATTTACCACTAAAATATCTACTAAGTATAATCCGAATGTTGTCAGACCTAATTTGAATGGATGGGATTTTGATCATTGGTTATATGAGATTGCATGTGCTGATAAAGAAATAGTGACTTTATTATGGGAAGTCATAAATGACTCAATGAATGGTAACTACACTCGTAAAAAGGCTATTTTCTTTGTTGGTGATGGAAATAATGGTAAAGGGACGTTTCAAGAATTAATATCAAATTTAGTAGGATATAAAAATGTTGCTAGCTTAAAAGTAAATGAATTTGACCATGAATTTAAATTAAGTGTACTAGAAGGTAAAGCAGTTGTAATTGGTGATGATGTACCGGTAGGCATTAATATTGAAGATTCATCAAACTTTAAAAGTGTTGTCACAGGGGATTCGGTTTTAGTTAATGTAAAAAATAAACAACCTTATAGAACCGAATTTCGTTGTACCGTTATTCAATCAACAAATGGCATGCCTAAGTTCACAGATAAAACAGGTGGGACAAACAGAAGATTATTAATTGTTCCATTCAATGCTGATTTTAATGATTCAAATGAAAATGTTGATATTAAAGAACAATATCTTAAAGATAATCATGTACTTGAATATGTGTTGTATAAAGCGATTAATTTAGAATTTGATAGGTTTACAATTCCTCAAGTATCTAAAAAAATGCTAGAAATATACAAACAAGATAATGATTCGGTTTATGATTTCAAAATTGAAGAATTTGATCAATGGAATATTCAAAAAGTACCTAAGAAAGTTGTTTATTACAGGTATAGAGCATTCTGTGAAGAAAATGGATATATGGGAAAAATGTCAGACAGAACATTTTATAGACGATTTGAGAAGTACTTAGGAAAAGAATGGAATACGGATGCAAAATGTAGATATTCAAGTATCGATGAATTAGAAGAAATTGTAGGATATATCAATAGAACATTAATGCCATTTGGACAACAGCATAGATCATATAAAAATGAAAATTTAAAAATAGTGTGACTGAGTGACTGGATTGAGACTGGAATTTTTTAGTTCAGTCACACCTATAAACACTGTTGTTACAGGGGTATTACCATAAAAGTGACTGGGGGACTAGAAATTTCAAAAATACTTTATAAAAAACTAAAAGAAGATAATTGAAGAAGAGTATATAAATAAGTAGTTTGTGAAAATTTCAGTCACTCAGTCACAATTTTACTGTAACCTTTGGTATTACTGTGTTTATAGTGTGACCAAAGTATTTTGTTTTAGTCACAATTTCGATTATTTCAGTCACGACGAAATTAGAGGTCAAAAATGACTAATGAAGAACTTGCAGTTACTAAAAAACGTTTAAGTCACTAAAAGATACTAAAAATTTAAATTTTAGTAACCACAGTTTTTACTTTCATATTAGGCTTTTTGACAAAAAGTTACTGAGTTACTATAAATTATTACTTTTTAGTATAAAAATAAAATAAAGAATTAGAAAGTAATAAGAGATTAATATAAATAAGTATATATAAAATACCGTGAATTTTCAGTCACTCAGTAACCAACAGCCTGTATGTATTGACATCACTGTATTTACAGTGGTTATTGAAAAACATAAATTCAGTGGTTTTTAGTATCTAACGTGGTTGCTTTAGTAACTGGATAGATTGGAGGACGAGAGTAACATGAATAGAAATAGAATGAAACAAATCATTTTAGAATATATAAAGAACAATGACAGCACTTCGTTTGTAGAGATTGAGAATGTATTTGAAGAACAAGGTTTTAAATACAAAGGTAACGGCGCATATACCAGTGGCAACCATAAGAATATTATATTTTGGGTGGGTTGGAATGAAGAAGCGTTTAATATTGTGGCAGATTTAAAACGCGACGGGCTAATTGAAATGCAAATTTGTCCGCCAATGTACTATCTTATTGATGGTAAAGGTCTAAAGCTACCAATCGTAAAGAATAAAAATATAAAAATAGATCATTGGCTACCAGTAACATTTAGTTTAGTAAATTAAAACATGCAGATAAGCATTTAAAATATCAAGTATAGATATGGGAGTGTGTATATTTATTAATCATAAAAGAATCGCATATCAAATAATCAAACATATACCTGTGAACGTTCAATTAATGAATACGAAATATATAAATCGCGTTGTAAGGCGCTATACAAAAAAGCGTGCTGATTTTGAGCTTATTAAAATGTATATCTATCAGATTAAAAGGAGAGAGGCAAGACGTGCTAGATCATACAAATGAATCTGTAAAACGTGTGTTTAAGTATAGAGATAAGCAAGAACTATTAAATAAGTATCACGAATTATTAGACAAATACTTTCTTCATAATATTTCGTTCTATGAAGAAGATAAAAACAACGAACGTATATATGGTTTAGTTGTTCATACTAAAAACAAATTAGGAGATGAAGATTATGAAAGAGTTTAAAGAACAATTTGGGTATCAACTATCTAACTTTGATGATATGGATATTAAAGGATACGCCAATCTATATCAAAAGGATATAGGTAAAGATGTAAGTATGATTGAACAGGGGTTAAAGCAATTAAGTATTACTGAAACAGAAGTTTTATTACCAGAGCAAATTAACAGAAAATTATTAGGAGTGTTAAATATGAATGAAGTAAATCAATCAAGTAATACATGGGTAGGTACCTTAACAAAACAATTAGTTAGTAGTGAGAATAACTTTAATATTCAAGAGTTACCAACTGCACGTAAAGAAGTATTTAAAGAGTTATTGGTGAATTGTGAGCTACCTCAATCACTACGTGAGGTGATTACCATTACAGATGATGAACATGTTGAATCTATACCATCACTAACATACATTAAAGATAAGTTAGCTACTAACGGTATTGAGCTATCACTTAATGGCAGTAGTAAATACTTTGATAGACGTGAGGGACATATCTACACAGAAGTATCAGACAGTGTAGTTCATGGCTCTGATAGAACATTAGATGATCTACTTAAAGAGATATTTATTAATGAGTGTGTCGCATATGAAACAACATTGTTATTAGATAAGAATAATTCAAGTGGTTTAATTGATAAAGGTAACCAAGACTTATCACTTTATAATCAAGGCATCAAAGAAGTAAGTAACACATCAATATACGATGGTATCAAGCAAGCGATGAAAGATATACCACAAACGTTTAGGCGTAATGTATCTATTGTGATGAACACAGAACATCATGATAAGCTCATCAAAGAGTTGGCACAGATGGGATTAGGTGGACTTGCAGGTGATTTAAGTAACCTATTTAATGTGACTAATGTAGTGGTTACTGATGATGCGCATGATGTCTTTGTTGGAGACTTTGGACATGCCATATATGCTAAATACGAACCTATTATGTATAACAAAAAGAAACAAGCATTAAAAGGTATTTATCAATTTGCATTGAACTATGTGTTTGATATAAAAATAATTCCAGAGTTATTGCGCATAGTTAATATTAAATAAAAAATTATTTAAATAANGGCAACGCAAAAACAAGTTGATTACGTAATGTCATTACAGGAGCAACTGGAATTAGAAGACTGCGAAAAATATACAGACGAACAAGTTAAAGCAATGAGTCATAAAGAAGTTAGCAATGTGATTGAGAACTATAAGACAAGCATAAGGAATGAAGAACTATATTACGAATGCATGTCGTTTGGACTGCCTAATTGTTAAAAGGAGTGACGACCATGACAGATAGCGCACGTAAAGAACGCTTAAACCAATTTTTCGGCTCTAAAAGATATCTGTATCAGGATAACGAGCGAGTGGCACATATCCATGTAGTGAATGACATTTATTATTTTCATGGGCATATCGTGCCAGGTTGGCAAGGTGTGAAAAAGACATTTGATACTGCTGAAGAGCTCGAAATATATATAAAGCAACATGGTTTGGAATACGAGGAACAGAAGCAACTAACTTTATTTTAGAGGAGATGGAAATGATGAATAACCGTGAACAAATAGAACAATCCGTTATAAGTGCTAGTGCGTATAACGGCAATGACACAGAGGGATTGCTAAAAGAGATTGAGGACGTGTATAAGAAAGCGCAAGCGTTTGATGAAATACTTGAGGGTTTACCTAATGCTATGCAAGATGCACTCAAAGAAGATATTTATCTTGATGAAGCAGTAGGTATTATGGTAAGTCAAGTGGTCTATAAATATGAGGAGGAACAGGAAAATGACTAACACATTACAAGTAAAACTATTATCAGAAAATGCTAGAATGCCCGAACGAAATCATAAGACGGATGCAGGTTATGACATATTCTCAGCTGAAACTGTCGTACTTGAGCCACAAGAAAAGGCAGTGATCAAAACAGATATAGCTGTAAGCATACCAGAGGGCTATGTCGGACTATTAACTAGCCGTAGTGGTGTAAGTAGTAAAACGCATTTAGTGATTGAAACAGGCAAGATAGACGCGGGATATCATGGTAATTTGGGGATTAATATCAAGAATGATGCACAAGTATATTTAACAACTAACGAACAGTGTTTTGATATACAAGGAGAAATGGAAAATTCTTTTGTAAATAATGCTAAGAAAAAACCTTTTACTATAAATGATTATTACGAAATATATAAAGGCGACAAACTAGCTCAATTGGTTATCGTGCCTATATGGACACCTGAACTAAAGCAAGTGGAGGAATTCGAGAGTGTTTCAGAACGTGGAGCAAAAGGCTTCGGAAGTAGCGGAGTGTAAAGACATCTTAGATCGAGTTAAGGAGGTTTTGGGGAAGTGACGCAATACTTAGTCACAACATTCAAAGATTCAACAGGACGTAAGCATACACACATAACTAAAGCTAAGAGCAATCAAAGGTTTACAGTTGTTGAGGCAGAGAGTAAAGAAGAAGCGAAAGAGAAATATGAGTCACAAAATACACCTATTGTTTACTACACTAATAATTCTAAAGTGACCTTATTCGAAAGACCTAGTGAAGAAGTATTAGGTTCTTTGTTCGAAAAGAAATAAAATCATTAAAGAGGGGAGATAATAATGTTTAATACACCTAAAATGAAATTACCAGAAAAGCACACCGAGGTATTTAAGACGTATAAAAATGGAACGCCAGAAGAAAAAGCTGAGATTGAAGGCTGTTTTATTAAAACTGTTAAAGATGAAGATAGTGAATTTTACAGCCCTATGTTAGCCAGTCTAAATGAACAACAGTTAAAGAGTATGTTGAGACAGGTACTTTTTTTGATTGATACAGGAGATGACAATGATGATTAAAAAACTTAAAAATATGGATTGGTTCGATATCTTTATTGTTGGAATACTGCGATTATTCGGCGTAATCGCACTGATGCTTGTTGTCATATCGCCTATCTATACAGTGGCTAGTTACCAAAACAAAGAAGTACATCAAGGGACAATTACAGATAAATATAATAAGAGACAAGATAAAGAAGACAAGTTCTATATTGTATTAGACAACAAGCAAGTCATTGAAAACTCTGACTTATTATTCAAAAAGAAATTTGATAGCGCAGACATACAAGCTAGGTTAAAAGTAGGCGATAAAGTAAAAGTTAAAACGATTGGTTATAGAATACACTTTTTAAATTTATATCCAGTCTTATACGAAGTGAAGAAGGTAGGTAAATGATGGTTAAACAAATATTAAGACTATTATTCTTATTAGCAATGTATGAGCTAGGTAAGTATGTAACTGAACAAGTATATATTATGATGACGGCTAATAATGATGTAGAGGCAGCAAGTGACTTTGAAAAAATCAGAGCTGAAGTTTCATGGTAATAGCTATTATCATTTTTGAATTAATTATATTAATGTGTTTAGCAATAGCACTGGAGGTGTTGTAAATATGTGGATTGTCATTTCAATTGTTTTATCTATATTTTTATTGATCTTGTTAAGTAGCATTTCTCATAAGATGAAAACCATAGAAGCATTGGAGTATATGAATGCTTATCTTTTCAAGCAGTTAGTAAAAAATAATGGTGTTGAAGGTTTAGAAGATTATGAAAATGAAGTTGAACGAATTAGAAAAAGATTTAAAAGCTAAAGAGAGGCGTTGGCTTCTCTGTTCTATCTAAAATAATGAAAGGAGCCGAACATGTTAGACAAAGTCACTCAAATAGAAACAATTAAATATGATCGTGATGTTTCATATTCTTATGCTGCTAGTCGTTTATCTACACATTGGACTAATCACAATATGGCTTGGTCTGACTTTATGCAGAAGCTAGCACAAACAGTTAGAACTAAAGAAGATTTAACTGAGTACAATAAAATGTCTAAGTCTGAACAAGCCGATATAAAAGATGTTGGTGGATTTGTCGGCGGATATTTAAAAGAAGGGAAACGGCGTGCTGGTCAAGTCATGAATCGTTCAATGCTAACACTTGATATCGATTATGCTGCTCAAGATATGACCGACATATTATCTATGTTTTATGATTTTGCATACTGTTTATATTCAACACATAAGCATAGAGAGATAAGTCCAAGACTGCGTTTAGTGATTCCTTTAAAACGGAATGTAAATGCAGATGAGTATGAAGCTATTGGACGTAAAGTGGCAGATATCGTTGGCATGGATTACTTCGATGATACAACTTATCAACCACATAGGTTAATGTATTGGCCTTCAACTAGCAATGATGCAGAATTTTTCTTTACCTATGAAGATTTACCTTTGTTAGATCCAGATAAAATATTAAATGAATATGTTGATTGGACTGACACATTAGAATGGCCAACGTCTTCAAAGGAAGAGAGTAAGACTAAAAGATTAGCAGATAAGCAAGGTGACCCAGAAGAAAAGCCGGGAATTGTTGGCGCATTTTGTAGAGCCTATACGATAGAAGAAGCTATATCAACTTTTATTCCTGACTTATACGAAAAACATTCTACTAACCGTTATACCTATCATGAAGGTTCAACTGCAGGTGGATTGGTGTTATACGAAAATAACAAGTTTGCCTATTCTCATCATAATACGGATCCCGTTAGCGGTATGCTTGTGAACAGTTTTGATTTAGTACGCATACACTTATATGGTGCTCAAGATGAAGACGCTAAAACAGATACTCCGGTTAATCGACTACCTAGTTATAAAGCAATGCAGCAAAGAGCGCAAAATGATGAAGTTGTTAAAAAGCAATTAATTAACGACAAAATGTCTGATGCAATGCAGGATTTCGATGAAATAGTAAATAGCGATGATGCATGGTCTGAGACGTTAGAAATTACTTCGAAAGGTACTTTCAAAGCTAGTATCCCAAATATAGAAATTATATTGCGTAATGATCCAAATTTAAAAGGAAAAATAGCATTTAATGAATTTACAAAACAAATTGAATGCTTAGGGAAAGTGCCATGGAATACTAATTTTAAGACACGTCAATGGCAAGACGGTGATGATAGCAGTTTAAGAAGTTATATCGAAAAGATTTATGACATACACCATTCAGGTAAAACAAAAGATGCCATTATAAGCGTAGCAATGCAAAATGCTTATCATCCAGTAAGGGATTATCTAAATAAAATATCGTGGGATGGACATAAACGTCTTGAAAAGTTATTTATCAAATACTTAGGTGTTGAAGATACTGAAGTGAATAGAACAACTACCAAAAAAGCATTGACTGCTGGAATTGCTCGAGTAATGGAGCCTGGATGTAAATTTGACTATATGCTTACACTTTATGGTCCTCAAGGTGTAGGTAAATCTGCTTTGCTAAAAAAATTAGGTGGTGCATGGTTTTCTGACAGTTTAGTTTCTGTTACAGGTAAAGAAGCCTATGAGGCCTTACAAGGCGTTTGGCTAATGGAAATGGCAGAACTTGCAGCTACAAGAAAAGCTGAAGTTGAAGCTATTAAGCATTTCATATCTAAACAAGTTGACCGGTTTCGTGTTGCTTATGGACATTATATTGAAGATTTTCCAAGGCAATGTATTTTCATTGGTACAACTAATAAAGTTGATTTCTTAAGAGATGAAACTGGTGGAAGACGTTTTTGGCCAATGACTGTAAATCCAGAGAGAGTTGAAGTGAACTGGTCTAAACTAACCAAAGAAGAGATCGACCAAATTTGGGCAGAAGCTAAATATTATTATGAACAAGGAGAAGAGTTATTCCTCAACCCTGAACTAGAAGAAGAAATGCGTTCAATACAAAGCAAACATACTGAGGAATCTCCATATACAGGCATTATTGATGAATATCTTAACACACCAATTCCTAGCAATTGGGATGACTTAACTATCTTTGAACGAAGACGATTTTATCAAGGTGATGTTGATATGTTACCAACAGGAAATGTAGATTACGTTGAAAGAAATAAGGTCTGTGCGCTTGAAGTGTTTGTTGAATGTTTTGGTAAAGATAAGGGAGATAGTAGAGGATCTATGGAAATTAGAAAGATTTCAAACATCTTAAGACAATTAGACAATTGGTCTGTATATGATGGTAATAAAAGTGGGAAAATTCGATTTGGAAAAGATTATGGTGTACAGATAGCTTATGTAAGAGATGAAAGTTTAGAAGATTTAATATAATAAATATTGAATAAATATACATTTTAGAGTGTTGTATCAGATGTTGCATCATTTTTTGAGTGATGCAACACGTGAGTGTAAAAAGTAATCGTAGGTGTTGCATCATTTTTAGTGATGCAACATTGATGCAACAAATGATACAACACCTCTTTCCCTTCTCGCTGTAAGGTTCAACCCTGTTTGTTTCCAATGTTGCATCAAATTCACTATAAAGTTTAAAAAGTAGTGTTAGGGAGTAAAGAGGTATAGGGGTAACCTTCTAACAGCTATTTTTAAAAGTTTGGCAAGAATTGATGCAACATCGGAACACAAATATAAATTTTGTATACAAGGTGAATATATGAAAGAATCGACATTAGAAAAATATTTAGTGAAAGAGATAACAAAGCTAAACGGTTTATGTTTAAAATGGGTTGCACCTGGAACAAGAGGTGTGCCAGATAGAATTATTATTATGCCAGAAGGAAAAACATATTTTGTAGAAATGAAGCAAGAAAAAGGAAAGTTGCATCCTTTACAAAAATATGTGCATAGACAATTTGAAAATAGAGATCATAAAGTATATGTGTTATGGAATAAAGAACAAGTAAATACTTTTATCAGAATGGTAGGTGGAACATTTGGCGATTGACTTCAAACCACATAGCTATCAAAAGTATGCAATAGATAAAGTGATAGATAATGAGAAATACGGTCTGTTTTTAGATATGGGTCTAGGGAAAACAGTATCAACACTTACAGCATTTAGTGAATTGCAGTTGTTAGACACTAAAAAAATGTTAGTTATAGCACCTAAACAAGTTGCTAAAGATACATGGGTTGATGAAGTTGATAAGTGGAACCATTTAAATCATCTGAAAGTGTCTTTAGTTTTAGGAACACCTAAAGAAAGAAATGATGCATTAAACACAGAGGCTGATATCTATGTAACCAATAAAGAAAATACTAAATGGTTATGTGATCAATATAAAAAAGAATGGCCATTTGACATGGTTGTGATTGATGAACTGTCTACATTTAAAAGTCCTAAGAGTCAAAGGTTTAAATCTATTAAAAAGAAATTACCACTCATTAATAGATTTATAGGATTAACAGGAACACCTAGTCCAAATAGTTTACAGGATTTATGGGCTCAAGTTTATTTGATAGACAGAGGTGAAAGACTTGAGTCTTCATTCAGTCGTTATCGAGAAAGGTACTTTAAACCAACTCATCAAGTTAGCGAACATATTTTTAAGTGGGAGCTAAGAGACGGATCTGAAGAAAAGATATATAAACAAATAGAAGATATATGTTTAAGCATGAAAGCGAAAGATTATCTGGATATGCCTGACAGAGTTGATACTAAACAAACAGTAGTCTTATCAGAAAAAGAAAGAAAAGTATATGAAGAATTAGAAAAAAACTATATTTTAGAATCGGAAGAAGAAGGAACAGTTGTAGCTCAAAATGGGGCATCATTAAGTCAGAAACTACTTCAACTATCTAACGGCGCAGTTTATACAGATGAGGAAGATGTAAGACTTATACATGATAAGAAGTTAGATAAGTTAGAGGAAATTATAGAGGAGTCTCAAGGCCAATCAATACTATTGTTTTATAACTTCAAACACGATAAAGAAAGAATACTTCAAAGGTTTAAGGAAGCAACCACATTAGAGGATTCAAACTATAAAGAACGTTGGAACAGTGGAGACATTAAGTTGCTTATAGCACATCCAGCAAGTGCAGGACATGGATTAAACTTACAACAAGGTGGGCACATTATTGTTTGGTTTGGACTTACATGGTCCTTGGAATTATACCAACAAGCAAATGCTAGATTATATAGACAAGGACAAAATCATACGACTATTATTCATCACATCATGACCGATAACACAATAGATCAAAGAGTATATAAAGCTTTACAAAATAAAGAACTAACGCAAGAAGAATTGATGAAAGCTATTAAAGCAAGAATAGCTAAGCATAAGTAATGGAGGTATAAGATGGGAAAGGCATCATATGATATTAAGCCAGGAACATTTAAATATATTGAATCAGAAATATATAATTTAAATGAGAACAAGAAAGAGATAAATAGATTGAGAATGGAGATACTTAACCCAACGAAAGAACTAGACACCAACATTGTGTATGGACCGTTACAAAAAGGAGAGCCAGTTAGAACAACTGAGTTAATGGCGACAAGGTTATTGACTAATAAGATGTTACGTAACTTAGAAGAGATGGTTGAAGCAGTTGAAAGTGAGTACTTAAAGTTACCTGAAGATCATAAGAAAGTAATAAGGTTAAAGTATTGGAATAAAGATAAGAAGCTAAAGATAGAACAAATAGGGGATGCTTGTCACATGCATCGCAATACAGTTACTACAATACGAAAGAACTTTGTTAAAGCGATAGCGTATCATGCAGGTATCAAATAACATTGTGCAAAGATTGTGCAAAAGGCCTACAAATCTGTAGTAATATGATAGTATCGGAAAGATGTATAAAGTTATCTGAAAGTTATACGACATAAATACATGAGGCGCATCGCTAAGCGGTGTGTCTTTTGTTATGCAATCAAAGAGGTGTAAGAGATGACCAAGCATAATAACATTTATAAGCATGGTCGTAAGTCATATCAATACGATTGGTTCTATCATTCAAAAGCATGGAAGAAGTTAAGAGAGATAGCATTAGATAGAGATAATTATCTTTGTCAAATGTGTTTACGCGAAGATATTATAACAGATGCAAAGATTGTGCATCACATTATTTATGTTGATGAAGATTTTAACAAAGCTTTAGACTTAGATAATCTAATGTCAGTTTGTTATAGCTGTCATAACAAAATTCATGCAAATGATAATGACAAAAGTAATCTTAAGAAAATTAGAGTTCTAAAAATTTAAATAAAAAAATTATTTAAATAAAATTTTATGCCCCCCTGCCCATCGGCTTAAAATGTTTTTTCGCCGGGTACCGGAGAGGCCCAAACGCTAGCAACGCGGATAAATTTTTCATGAAAGGGGGTCTTTATATGAAGTTAACAAAAAAACAGCTAAAAGAATATATAGAAGATTACAAAAAATCTGATGACATATTAATTAATTTGTATATAGAAACATATGAATTTTATTGTCGGTTAAGAGATGAACTTAAAAATAGTGATTTAATGATAGAGCATACAAACAAGGCTGGTGCGAGCAATATTATTAAGAATCCATTAAGCATAGAACTGACAAAAACAGTTCAAACACTAAATAACTTACTCAAGTCTATGGGTTTAACTGCAGCACAAAGAAAAAAGATAGTTCAAGAAGAAGGTGGATTCGGTGACTATTAAAGTTTTAAATGAACCTTCACCAAAACTATTAACAACATGGTATGCAGAGCAAGTCACTCAAGGGAAAATAAAAACAAGCAAATATGTTAGAAAAGAATGTGAGAGACATCTTAGATATCTAGAAAATGGAGGTAAATGGGTATTTGATGAAGAATTAGCGCATCGTCCTATTCGATTCATAGAAAAGTTTTGTAAACCTTCCAAAGGATCTAAACGTCAACTTGTATTACAACCATGGCAACATTTTATTATTGGCAGTTTGTTTGGTTGGGTTCATAAAGAAACAAAACTGCGCAGGTTTAAAGAAGCTTTGATATTTATGGGGCGAAAAAATGGTAAAACAACTACTATATCTGGTGTTGCTAACTATGCTGTTTCTCAAGATGGAGAAAACGGCGCTGAAATCCATCTTTTAGCAAACGTAATGAAACAAGCTAGAATATTATTCGATGAATCTAAGGCGATGATAAAAGCTAGCCCAAAGCTTGATAAAAATTTCAGAACATTAAGAGATGAAATCCATTATGACGCAACGATATCAAAAATTATGCCCCAAGCATCAGATAGCGATAAGTTAGATGGATTGAATACACACATGGGGATTTTTGATGAAATTCATGAATTTAAAGACTATAAATTGATTTCAGTTATAAAAAACTCAAGAGCTGCAAGGTTACAACCTCTTCTCATCTACATTACGACAGCAGGGTATCAATTAGATGGTCCGCTTGTTGATATGGTAGAAGCGGGAAGAGACACCTTAGATCAAATCATAGAAGACGAAAGAACTTTTTATTATTTAGCATCTTTGGATGATGACGATGATATTAATGATTCGTCGAACTGGATAAAAGCAAATCCCAACTTAGGTGTCTCTATAAATTTAGATGAGATGAAAGAAGAGTGGGAAAAAGCTAAGAGAACACCAGCTGAACGTGGAGATTTTATAACCAAAAGGTTTAATATCTTTGCTAATAATGACGAGATGAGTTTTATTGATTACCCAACACTCCAAAAAAATAATGAAATTGTTTCTTTAGAAGAGCTGGAAGGCAGACCATGCACGATTGGTTATGATTTATCAGAAACAGAGGACTTTACAGCCGCGTGTGCTACTTTTGCGTTAGATAATGGTAAAGTTGCAGTTTTATCGCATTCATGGATTCCTAAGCACAAAGTTGAATATTCTAACGAAAAAATACCCTATAGAGAATGGGAAGAAGATGGCTTATTAACAGTGCAAGATAAGCCTTATATTGACTACCAAGATGTTTTAAATTGGATAATTAAGATGAATGAGCATTATGTAGTAGAAAAAATTACTTATGATAGAGCGAACGCATTCAAACTAAATCAAGAGTTAAAAAATTACGGGTTTGAAACGGAAGAAACAAGACAAGGAGCTTTGACCTTGAGCCCTGCATTGAAGGATTTAAAAGAAATGTTTTTAGATGGGAAAATAATATTTAATAATAATCCTTTAATGAAATGGTATATCAATAATGTTCAGTTGAAACTAGACAGAAACGGAAACTGGTTGCCGTCTAAGCAAAGCAGATATCGTAAAATAGATGGCTTTGCAGCATTTTTAAACACATATACAGATATTATGAATAAAGTTGTTTCTGACAAGGGTGAAGGAAACATAGAATTTATTAGTATTAAAGATATAATGCGTTAAGGAGGTGAATGTTATCGCAAAAGAGAATATTGTCACACGCATAAAGAAAAAATTGATAGACAATTGGATTGATCAGTCAGCTTCTAAGCTTTATGACTTTAGCCCATGGAAAAATAAATCTTTTTGGGGTGTAATCAATAATACGCTTGAAACTAATGAAACGATATTTTCAGCTATTACAAAGTTATCTAATTCGATGGCTAGTTTGCCCTTGAAAATGTATGAAGATTATAAAGTAGTTAATACAGAAGTATCTGATTTACTTACAGTGTCACCGAATAATTCTCTGAGCAGTTTTGATTTTATTAATCAAATTGAAACAATCAGAAATGAAAAAGGTAATGCATATGTGCTAATTGAACGAGACATCTATCATCAACCATCAAAGCTTTTCTTATTAAATCCAGATGTTGTTGAAATGTTAATTGAAAACCAATCACGTGAACTTTATTATTCCATTCATGCTGCAACTGGAAATAAATTGATTGTTCATAATATGGACATGTTGCATTTTAAACACATCGTGGCATCTAATATGGTGCAAGGCATTAGTCCGATTGATGTGTTGAAGAATACAACTGATTTTGATAATGCAGTAAGAACCTTTAATCTTACAGAAATGCAAAAACCTGATTCTTTCATGCTTAAATATGGTTCCAATGTAGGTAAAGAAAAAAGGCAGCAAGTGTTAGAAGATTTCAAACAGTACTATGAAGAAAACGGTGGAATATTATTCCAAGAGCCTGGTGTTGAAATCGAACCGTTACCTAAAAAATATGTCTCTGAAGATATAGTGGCAAGCGAGAATTTAACAAGAGAAAGAGTAGCTAACGTTTTTCAATTGCCCTCAGTATTCTTAAATGCAAGATCAAATACAAATTTCGCGAAAAATGAAGAGTTAAACAGATTTTACTTGCAGCATACCTTATTGCCAATCGTCAAACAGTATGAAGAAGAATTTAATCGGAAACTACTTACTAAAACAGACAGAGAAAAAAATAGGTATTTTAAATTTAACGTTAAATCTTATTTAAGGGCTGATAGTGCAACACAAGCAGAAGTGTACTTTAAAGCAGTTCGTAGTGGTTACTACACTATAAATGACATTAGAGAGTGGGAAGATTTACCACCAGTTGAAGGTGGAGATAAGCCGCTAATAAGCGGTGATTTATACCCAATTGACACGCCACTTGAATTAAGAAAATCTTTGAAAGGTGGTGATAAAAATGTCAATGAAAGCTAAGTATTTTCAAATGAAAAGAAAATCAAAAAGTAAAGGTGAAATATTTATTTATGGTGATATTGTAAGTGATAAATGGTTTGAAAGTGATGTAACTGCTACAGATTTCAAAAATAAACTAGATGAACTAGGAGACATCAGTGAAATAGATGTTCATATAAATTCATCTGGAGGCAGTGTATTTGAAGGGCATGCAATATACAATATGCTAAAAATGCATCCTGCAAAAATTAATATCTATGTCGATGCCTTAGCGGCATCAATTGCTAGTGTTATCGCTATGAGTGGTGACACTATTTTTATGCACAAAAATAGTTTTTTAATGATTCATAATTCATGGGTTATGACTGTAGGTAATGCAGAAGAATTAAGAAAGACAGCGGATTTACTTGAAAAAACAGATGCTGTTAGTAATTCAGCTTATTTAGATAAAGCAAAAGATTTAGATCAAGAACACTTAAAACAGATGTTAGATGCAGAAACTTGGCTTACTGCAGAAGAAGCCTTGTCTTTCGGCTTGATAGATGAAATTTTAGGAGCTAATGAAATAGCTGCTAGTATCTCTAAAGAGCAATATAAGCGTTTCGAGAACGTCCCAGAAGATTTAAAGAAAGATGTAGACAAAATCACTAAAATTGATGATGTAGATACATCTGAATTGGTTGAAACACCTAAAGAAAGTATGTCACTAGAAGAAAAAGAAAAAAGAGAAAAAATTAAACGCGAATGCGAAATTTTAAAAATGACAATGAATTATTAGGAGGAAATGAAATGCCGACATTATATGAATTAAAACAATCCTTAGGTATGATTGGACAACAATTAAAAAATAAAAATGATGAATTGAGTCAGAAAGCAACAGATCCAAATATTGATATGGAAGACATCAAACAACTAGAAACAGAAAAAGCAGGTTTACAACAAAGATTTAACATTGTTGAAAGACAAGTGCAAGACATTGAAGAGAAAGAAAAAGCGAAAGTTAAAGATAAAGGAGAAGCTTATCAATCTTTAAGTGATAATGAGAAGATGGTTAAAGCTAAGGCAGAGTTTTATCGTCACGCGATTTTACCAAATGAATTTGAAAAACCTTCAATGGAGGCACAACGTTTATTACACGCTTTACCAACAGGAAATGATTCAGGTGGAGATAAGCTCTTACCAAAAACACTTTCTAAAGAAATTGTTTCAGAACCATTTGCTAAAAACCAATTACGTGAAAAAGCTCGTCTAACTAACATTAAAGGTTTAGAGATTCCAAGAGTTTCATACACTTTAGACGATGATGATTTCATTACAGACGTAGAAACAGCAAAAGAATTAAAAGCAAAAGGTGATACAGTCAAGTTCACTACTAATAAATTCAAAGTATTTGCTGCAATTTCAGATACTGTAATTCATGGATCAGATGTAGATTTAGTAAACTGGGTTGAAAACGCACTACAATCAGGATTAGCAGCTAAAGAGCGTAAAGATGCCTTAGCAGTAAGTCCTAAATCTGGATTAGAACACATGTCATTTTATAATGGATCTGTTAAAGAAGTTGAGGGAGCAGACATGTATGATGCTATTATTAACGCTTTAGCAGATTTACATGAAGATTATCGTGATAACGCAACAATTTATATGCGATATGCAGATTATGTCAAAATTATTAGTGTTCTTTCAAATGGAACAACAAATTTCTTTGACACACCAGCAGAAAAAGTATTTGGCAAACCAGTAGTATTTACAGATGCAGCAGTTAAACCTATTGTGGGAGATTTCAATTATTTTGGAATTAACTATGATGGAACAACTTATGACACTGATAAAGATGTTAGAAAAGGCGAATATTTGTTTGTATTAACAGCATGGTATGATCAGCAACGTACATTAGACAGTGCATTCAGAATTGCAAAAGCAAAAGAAAATACAGGTCCATTACCCAGCTAAGCCCCAAAAGGTTAATGTAACAGCTAAGGCTAAATCAGCTGTAATATCAGCCGAATAGGGGTGATGAAATGAGTTTAGAAGAAATTAAATTGTGGTTGAGAATTGACTATAATTTCGAAAATGATTTAATTGAAGGTCTCATTCAATCGGCTAAGTCTGAATTACTATTAAGTGGGGTTCCAGATTATGACAAAGATGACTTGGAATACCCGCTTTTTTGTACAGCGATTAAATATATCATTGCAAGAGATTATGAAAGTCGTGGATACTCAAATGACCAATCTAGAAGCAAGGTGTTTAATGAAAAAGGATTGCAAAAAATGATTTTGAAATTAAAAAAGTGGTAGGTGATTTTTAAATGGAATTTAATGAATTTAAAGATCGCGCGTATTTTTTTCAATATATAAACAAAGGACCATATCCAGATGAAGAGGAAAAAATGAAATTGTATAGTTGCTTTTGTAAAATTTATAATCCTTCTATGAAAGATAGAGAAATTTTAAAAGCGACTGAATCAAAATCAGGATTAACCATAATTGTCAGGTCTTCTAAAACTGAATATCTACCACAAACAAATCACTTAGTTAAAATTGACAGTGCATTATATTCCGATAAATTATTCAACATTGTAGAAATAAGAATTGATACACCAGATATTGGCTATAATACAGTGGTTTTATCAGAAAAATGAGTGTAGAAATTAAAGGGATACCTGAAGTGTTGAATAAATTAGAATCGGTATACGGTAAACAAGCAATGCAGGCTAAGAGTGATAAAGCTTTAAATGAAGCATCTGAATTTTTTATAAAGGCTTTAAAGAAAGAGTTCGAGAGCTTTAAAGATACGGGTGCCAGTATAGAAGAAATGACTAAATCTAAGCCTTATACAAAAGTTGGCAGTCAAGAAAGGGCTGTTTTAATTGAATGGGTAGGCCCTATGAATCGCAAAAACATTATTCACTTGAATGAACATGGTTATACAAGAGATGGAAAAAAATATACACCAAGAGGTTTTGGAGTTATTGCAAAAACATTAGCTGCTAGCGAACGTAAGTATAGAGAAATTATAAAAAAGGAGTTGGCCAGATAAATGAATATATTAAACACCATAAAAGGAATTTTATTATCTGATGCAGAGCTCAAAACACATATAAATTCTAGAATATACTATTACAAAGTCACTGAAAACGCTGAAACTTCCAAACCCTTTGTTGTTATTACACCTGTTTATGATTTGCCTTCAGACTTTATGTCTGATAAATATCTCAGTGAAGAATACTTAATTCAAATAGATGTAGAATCTTCAAATAATCAGAAAACAATTGATATAACAAAACGAATAAGATACCTGTTATATCAACAAAATTTAATTCAAGCATCTAGTCAGTTAGATGCTTATTTTGAAGAAACTAAACGTTATGTGATGTCGAGACGATATCAAGGCATACCCAAAAATATATATTATAAAAATCAGCGCATCGAATAGGTGTGCTTTTTAATTTTTAAGGAGGAAATAAGCAATGGCAGAAGGACAAGGTTCTTATAAAGTAGGTTTTAAAAGATTATACGTTGGAGTTTTTAACCCAGAAGCAACAAAAGTAGTTAAACGCATGACATGGGAAGATGAAAAAGGTGGTACAGTTGACCTAAATATCACAGGTTTAGCACCAGATTTAGTAGATATGTTTGCATCTAACAAACGTGTATGGATGAAAAAACAAGGTACTAATGAAGTTAAGTCTGACATGAGTATTTTCAATATTCCAAGTGATGATTTAAACACAGTTATTGGACGTACTAAAGATAAAAATGGTACATCTTGGGTAGGAGAGAATACAAGAGCACCGTATGTAACAGTAATTGGCGAATCGGAAGATGGTTTAACAGGTCAGCCGGTATATGTAGCCTTACTTAAAGGTACTTTTAGTTTAGATTCAATTGAATTTAAAACACGAGGTGAAAAAGCAGAAGCCCCAGAACCTACAAAATTAACAGGTGACTGGATGAATAGAAAAGTTGATGTTGATGGAACGTCACAAGGTATTGTATACGGTTATCATGAAGGTAAAGAAGGAGAAGCAGAATTCTTCAAAAAAGTATTCGTTGGATACACGGACAGTGAAGATCATTCAGAGGATTCTGCAGGTTCGTTACCCAGCTAATCCCCAAAATGTTGAAGTAGCAGTTAATTCAAAATCTGCAACAGTTTCAGCAGAATAGGGGCTTTCAAAATAAATCAAAGGAGAATAATTTATGACTAAAACTTTAAAGGTTTATAAAGGAGACGACGTCGTAGCTTCTGAACAAGGTGAAGGCAAAGTGTCAGTAACTTTATCTAATTTAGAAGCGGATACAACTTATCCAAAAGGTACTTACCAAGTGGCATGGGAAGAAAATGGTAAAGAATCTAGTAAAGTTGATGTACCTCAATTCAAAACCAATCCAATTCTAGTCTCAGGCGTATCATTTACACCAGAAACTAAATCAATTATGGTAAATACCGATGACAATGTTGAGCCAAACATTGCACCAAGCACAGCAACGAATAAAATATTGAAATATACAAGTGAACATCCAGAATTTGTTACTGTAGATGAAAATACAGGAGCAATTCACGGTGTAGCTGAAGGTACTTCAGTAATCACTGCTATGTCTACTGATGGAAGCGATAAGTCAGGACAAATTTCAGTGACAGTAACAAACGGATAGGGATTTAAGGCGCAGTATATCTGCGTCTTTTTTATTTGAATAAAAGGAGCTAATACAATGATTAAATTTGAAATTAAAGATCGTAAAACAGGAAAAACAGAGAGCTATACAAAAGAAGATGTAACAATGGGCGAAGCAGAAAAATGCTATGAGTATTTAGAATTAGTAAATCAAGAGAATAAAAAAGAAGCACCTAACGCAACAAAAATGAGACAAAAAGAGCGACAGTTATTAGTAGATTTATTTAAAGATGAAGGATTGACTGAAGAAGATGTTCTGAACAAGATGAGTACTAAAACTTATACAAAAGCCTTACAAGATATATTTCGAGAAATCAATGGTGAAGATGAAGAAGATTCAGAAACTGAACCAGAAGAGATGGGAAAGACAGAAGAACAATCTCAATAAAAGACATTTTATCGAACATTAAGAAAATACAACGTTTCTGTATGGAGCAGTATGGGTGGACATTAACTGAAGTCAGAAAACAGCCGTATGTAAAACTTTTAGAAATACTTAATGAAGAGAATAAAGAAGAGACTGAAGAAAAACAAAGTGAACAAAAAGTCATTACAGGTACGGATTTAAGAAAACTTTTTGGAAGCTAGAAAGGAGGTTAATATGAATGAAAAAGTAGAAGGCATGACCTTGGAGCTGAAATTAGACCATTTAGGTGTCCAAGAAGGCATGAAAGGTTTAAAGCGACAATTAGGTGTTGTTAATAGTGAAATGAAAGCTAATCTGTCAGCATTTGATAAGTCTGAAAAATCAATGGAAAAATATCAGGCGAGAATTAAGGGGTTAAATGATAGGCTTAAAGTTCAAAAAAAGATGTATTCTCAAGTAGAAGATGAGCTTAAACAAGTTAACGCTAATTACCAAAAAGCTAAATCCAGTGTAAAAGATGTTGAGAAAGCATATTTAAAGTTAGTAGAAGCCAATAAAAAAGAAAAATTAGCTCTTGATAAATCTAAAGAAGCCTTAAAATCATCGAATACAGAACTTAAAAAAGCTGAAAATCAATATAAACGTACAAATCAACGTAAACAAGATGCGTATCAAAAACTTAAACAGTTGAGAGATGCAGAACAAAAGCTTAAGAATAGTAACCAAGCTACTACTGCACAACTAAAAAGAGCAAGTGACGCAGTACAGAAGCAGTCCGCTAAGCATAAAGCACTTGTTGAACAATATAAACAAGAAGGCAATCAAGTTCAAAAACTAAAAGTGCAAAATGACAATCTTTCAAAATCAAATGATAAAATTGAAAGTTCTTACGCTAAAACTAATACTAAATTAAAGCAAACAGAAAAAGAATTTAATGATTTAAACAATACTATTAAGAATCATAGCGCTAATGTCGCAAAAGCTGAAACAGCTGTTAATAAAGAAAAAGCTGCTTTAAATAATTTGGAGCGTTCAATAGATAAAGCTTCATCCGAAATGAAGACTTTTAACAAAGAACAAATGATAGCTCAAAGTCATTTCGGTAAACTTGCAAGTCAAGCGGATGTCATGTCAAAGAAATTTAGTTCTATTGGAGACAAAATGACTTCCCTGGGACGTACAATGACGATGGGCGTATCTACACCAATTACTTTAGGGTTAGGTGCAGCATTAAAAACAAGTGCAGACTTTGAAGGCCAAATGTCTCGAGTTGGAGCGATTGCGCAAGCAAGCAGTAAAGACTTGAAAAGCATGTCTAATCAAGCAGTTGACTTAGGAGCTAAAACCAGTAAAAGTGCTAACGAAGTTGCTAAAGGTATGGAAGAATTGGCAGCTTTAGGCTTTAATGCCAAACAAACAATGGAGGCTATGCCAGGTGTTATCAGTGCAGCAGAAGCAAGTGGTGCAGAAATGGCTACAACTGCAACTGTAATGGCTTCAGCGATTAACTCTTTCGGTTTAAAAGCATCTGATGCAAATCATGTTGCTGATTTACTTGCGAGATCAGCAAATGATAGTGCTGCAGATATTCAGTACATGGGAGATGCATTGAAGTATGCTGGTACTCCTGCAAAAGCATTAGGAGTTTCAATAGAGGACACTTCCGCAGCAATTGAAGTTTTATCTAACTCAGGTTTAGAGGGTTCTCAAGCAGGTACTGCCCTAAGAGCTTCATTTATCAGGCTAGCTAATCCAAGTAAAAATACAGCTAAGGAAATGAAAAAATTAGGTATTCATTTGTCTGATGCTAAAGGTCAATTTGTTGGCATGGGTGAATTGATTAGACAGTTCCAAGATAATATGAAAGGCATGACGAGAGAACAAAAACTAGCTACAGTGGCTACAATAGTTGGTACTGAAGCAGCAAGTGGATTTTTAGCCTTGATTGAAGCGGGACCAGATAAAATTAATAGCTATAGTAAATCCTTAAAGAATTCCAATGGCGAAAGTAAAAAAGCAGCAGATTTGATGAAAGATAATCTCAAAGGCGCTCTGGAACAATTAGGTGGCGCTTTTGAATCATTAGCAATCGAAGTCGGTAAAGATTTAACGCCTATGATTAGAGCAGGAGCGGAAGGTTTAACAAAATTAGTTGATGGATTTACACATCTCCCTGGTTGGGTTAGAAAAGCTTCAGTAGGATTAGCACTTTTTGGTGCAGCAATTGGACCTGCAGTTCTTGCTGGAGGGTTATTAATACGTACAGTTGGAAGTGCTGCTAAAGGATATGCGTCATTAAATAGACGTATTGCTGAAAATACAATCCTTTCAAATACTAATTCAAAAGCAATGAAATCTTTAGGTCTTCAAACATTATTTCTTGGTTCTACAACAGGAAAAACGTCAAAAGGCTTTAAAGGGTTAGCCGGAGCTATGATGTTTAATTTAAAACCTATAAATGTTTTGAAAAATTCTGCAAAGCTAGCAATTTTACCGTTCAAACTTTTGAAAAACGGTTTAGGATTAGCTGCAAAATCTTTATTTGCAGTAAGTGGAGGCGCAAGATTTGCGGGTGTAGCCTTAAGGTTTTTAACAGGACCTATAGGTGCTACAATAACTGCTATTACAATTGCGTATAAAGTTTTTAAAACCGCATATGATCGTGTGGAATGGTTCAGAAACGGTATTAACGGTTTAGGAGAAACTATAAAGTTTTTTGGTGGTAAAATTATTGGCGGCGCTGTTAGAAAGCTAGGAGAGTTTAAAAACTATCTTGGAAGTATCGGCAAAAGCTTCAAAGAAAAGTTTTCAAAAGATATGAAAGATGGTTATAAATCATTAAGCGACGATGACCTTCTCAAAGTAGGAGTCAACAAGTTTAAAGGATTTATGCAAACCATGGGCACAGCTTCTAAAAAAGCGTCTGATACTGTAAAAGTGTTAGGGAAAGGTGTTTCAAAAGAAACAGAAAAAGCTTTAGAAAAATATGTGCATTATTCTGAAGAAAATAGCAGAATCATGGAAAAAGTACGTTTAAACTCGGGTCAGATATCAGAAGACAAAGCAAAAAAACTTTTGAAAATTGAAACGGATTTATCTAATAACCTTATAGCTGAAATAGAAAAAAGAAATAAAAAGGAACTCGAAAAAACTCAAGAACTTATTGATAAGTATAGTGCATTCGATGAACAAGAAAAGCAAAACATTTTAACTCGAACTAAAGAAAAAAATGACTTGCGAATTAAAAAAGAGCAAGAACTCAATCAGAAAATCAAAGAATTGAAAGAAAAAGCTTTGAGTGATGGTCAGATTTCAGAAAATGAAAGAAAAGAAATTGAAAAGCTTGAAAATCAAAGACGTGATATCACTGTTAAAGAATTGAGTAAGACTGAAAAAGAGCAAGAGCGTATTTTAGTAAGAATGCAAAGAAACAGAAATGCTTATTCAATAGACGAAGCGAGCAAAGCAATTAAAGAAGCAGAAAAAGCAAGAAAAGCAAGAAAAAAAGAAGTGGACAAGCAATATGAAGATGATGTCATTGCTATAAAAAATAACGTCAACCTTTCTAAGTCTGAAAAAGATAAATTGTTAGCTATTGCTGATCAAAGACATAAAGATGAAGTAAGAAAAGCAAAATCTAAAAAAGATGCTGTAGTAGATGTTGTTAAAAAGCAAAATAAAGATATTGATAAAGAAATGGATTTATCCAGTGGACGTGTATATAAAAATACTGAAAAGTGGTGGAATGGCCTTAAAAGTTGGTGGTCTAACTTTAGAGAAGACCAAAAGAAAAAAAGCGATAAATACGCTAAAGAACAAGAAGAAACAGCTCGTAGAAACAGAGAAAATATAAAGAAATGGTTTGGAAATGCTTGGGACGGCGTAAAAAGTAAAACTGGCGAAGCCTTTAGTAAAATGGGCAGAAATGCTAATCATTTTGGCGGCGAAATGAAAAAAATGTGGAGCGGAATCAAAGGGATTCCAAGCAAATTAAGTTCAGGTTGGAGCTCAGCCAAAAGTTCTGTAGGATACCACACTAAGGCTATAGCTAATAGTACTGGTAAATGGTTTGGAAAAGCTTGGCAATCTGTTAAATCGACAACAGGAAGTATTTACAATCAAACTAAGCAAAAGTATTCAGATGCTTCAGATAAAGCTTGGGCGCATTCAAAATCTATTTGGAGAGGCACATCAAAATGGTTTAGCAATGCATATAAAAGTGCAAAGGGCTGGCTAACGGATATGGCTAATAAATCTCGCGCGAAATGGGATAATATTTCTAGTACAGCTTGGTCGAATGCAAAATCCGTTTGGAAAGGAACATCGAAATGGTTTAGTAACTCATACAAATCTTTAAAAGATTGGACTGGGGATATGTATTCAAGAGCCCACGATCGTTTTGATGCAATTTCAAGTTCGGCATGGTCTAACGCTAAATCAGTATTTAATGGTTTTAGAAAATGGCTATCCAAAACATATGATTGGATTAGAGATATTGGTAAAGACATGGGAAGAGCTGCGGCTGATTTAGGTAAAAATGTTGCTAATAAAGCTATTGGCGGTTTGAATAGCATGATTGGCGGTATTAATAAAATATCTAAAGCCATTACTGATAAAAATCTCATCAAGCCAATACCTACATTGTCTACTGGTACTTTAGCGGGAAAGGGTGTAGCTACCGATAATTCGGGAGCATTAACGCAACCGACATTTGCTGTATTAAATGATAGAGGTTCTGGAAACGCCCCAGGTGGTGGAGTTCAAGAAGTAATTCACAGGGCTGACGGAACATTCCATGCACCCCAAGGACGAGATGTGGTTGTTCCACTAGGAGTTGGGGATAGCGTAATAAATGCTAATGACACTCTGAAGTTACAGCGTATGGGTGTTTTACCAAAGTTTCATGGAGGTACGAAAAAGAAAGATTGGCTAGACCAACTTAAAGGTAATATAGGTAAAAAAGCAGGAGAATTTGGAGCTACAGCTAAAAACACAGCGCATAATATCAAAAAAGGTGCAGAAGAAATGGTTGAAGCAGCAGGCGATAAAATCAAAGATGGTGCATCTTGGTTAGGCGATAAAATCGGCGATGTGTGGGATTACGTACAACATCCAGGGAAACTAGTAAATAAAGTAATGTCAGGTTTAAATATTAATTTTGGAGGCGGAGCTAACGCTACAGTAAAAATAGCTAAAGGCGCATACTCATTGCTCAAAAAGAAATTAGTAGACAAAGTAAAATCGTGGTTTGAAGATTTCGGTGGTGGAGGCGATGGAAGCTATCTATTTGAATATCCAATCTGGCAAAGATTTGGACGCTACACAGGTGGACTTAACTTTAATGGCGGTCGTCACTATGGTATAGACTTTGGTATGCCTTCTGGAACAAACGTTTATGCCGTTAAAGGTGGTATAGCAGATAAGGTATGGACTGATTACAGTGGCGGTAATTCTATACAAATTAAGACTGGTGCTAATGAATGGAACTGGTATATGCATTTATCTAAGCAATTAGCAAGACAAGGCCAACGTATTAAAGCTGGTCAACTGATAGGGAAATCAGGTGCTACAGGTAATTTCGTTAGAGGAGCACACTTACATTTCCAATTGATGCAAGGGTCACATCCAGGGAATGATACAGCTAAAGATCCAGAAAAATGGTTGAAGTCACTTAAAGGTAGTGGCGTTCGAAGTGGTTCAGGTGTTAATAAGGCTGCATCTGCTTGGGCAGGCGATATACGTCGTGCAGCAAAACGAATGGGTGTTAATGTTACTTCGGGTGATGTAGGAAATATTATTAGCTTGATTCAACACGAATCAGGAGGAAATGCAGGTATAACTCAATCTAGTGCGCTTAGAGACATCAACGTTTTACAGGGCAATCCAGCAAAAGGATTGCTTCAATATATCCCACAAACATTTAGACATTATGCTGTTAGAGGTCACAACAATATATATAGTGGTTACGATCAGTTATTAGCGTTCTTTAACAACAGATATTGGCGCTCACAGTTTAACCCAAGAGGTGGTTGGTCTCCAAGTGGTCCAAGAAGATATGCGAATGGTGGTTTGATTACAAAGCATCAACTTGCTGAAGTGGGTGAAGGAGATAAACAGGAGATGGTTATCCCTTTAACTAGACGTAAACGAGCAATTCAATTAACTGAACAGGTTATGCGCATCATCGGTATGGATGGCAAGCCAAATAACATCACTGTAAATAATGATACTTCAACAGTTGAAAAATTGTTGAAACAAATTGTTATGTTAAGTGATAAAGGAAATAAATTAACAGATGCATTGATTCAAACTGTTTCTTCTCAGGATAATAACTTAGGTTCTAATGATGCAATTAGAGGTTTAGAAAAAATATTGTCAAAACAAAGTGGGCATAGAGCAAATGCAAATAATTATATGGGAGGTTTGACTAATTAATGCAATCTTTTGTAAAAATCATAGATGGTTACAAGGAAGAAGTAATAACAGATTTTAATCAGCTTATATTTTTAGATGCAAGGGCTGAAAGTCCAAACACCAATGATAACAGTGTAACTATTAACGGAGTAGATGGTATTTTACCGGGCGCAATTAGTTTTGCGCCTTTTTCATTAGTATTAAGGTTTGGCTATGATGGTATAGATGTTATAGATTTAAATTTATTTGAGCATTGGTTTAGATCTGTGTTTAATCGCAGACATCCTTATTATGTTATTACTTCTCAAATGCATGGTGTTAAATATGCAGTGAATACAGCTAATGTTACATCTAATTTAAAAGATGGTTCTTCAACTGAAATTGAAGTAAGTTTAAATGTTTATAAAGGGTATTCTGAATCAGTTAATTGGACCGATAGCGAGTTCTTATTCGACTCTAATTGGATGTTTGAAAATGGAATTCCTCTTGATTTCACACCTAAATATACTCATACATCAAATCAATTTACTATTTGGAACGGTTCTACTGATACGATAAATCCACGATTCAAGCACGATTTGAAAATATTAATTAATTTAAATGCGAGTGGAGGATTTGAACTGGTTAACTATACAACAGGTGATATTTTTAAGTACAACAAAAGTATAGATAAAAACACTGATTTTGTTTTAGATGGTGTGTATGCATATCGAGATATAAATAGAGTGGGAATTGATACAAATAGAGGCATTATAACATTAGCGCCAGGTAAAAATGAATTTAAGATTAAAGGAGACGTCAGTGATATTAAAACTACATTTAAGTTTCCTTTTATTTATAGGTAGGTGATTTAATGGATTATCATGATCATTTATCAGTAATGGATTTTAATGAATTGATTTGTGAAAATTTACTAGATGTAGATTATGGTTCTTTTAAAGAATATTATGAACTGAATGAAGCTAGGTACATCACCTTTACAGTTTATAGAACTACTCATAATAGTTTTGTTTTTGATTTATTGATTTGTGAAAACTTCATAATTTATCATGGTGAAAAATATACAATTAAGCAGACAGCGCCAAAGGTTGAAGGTGATAAAGTTTTTATTGAAGTTACGGCATATCACATAATGTATGAATTTCAAAATCACTCAGTGGAATCAAATAAGCTTGATGACGACAGTAGCGAAACTGGTAAAACGCCAGAATACTCTTTAGATGAGTACTTAAGATATGGATTTGCAAATCAAAAAACTTCGGTCAAAATGACCTATAAAATAATTGGAGATTTTAAGCGAAAAGTACCGATTGACGAATTAGGTAACAAAAACGGCTTAGAATACTGTAAAGAAGCGGTAGACCTGTTTGGCTGTATAATTTACCCAAATGATACAGAGATTGGTTTTTATTCTCCTGAAACATTTTATCAAAGAAGCGAGAAAGTGATTCGATATCAATATAATACTGATACTGTATCTGCAACTGTCAGTACATTGGAATTAAGAACAGCTATAAAAGTTTTTGGAAAAAAGTATACAGCTGAGGAAAAGAAAAATTATAATCCTATTAGAACAACTGACATTAAATATTCAAATGGTTTTATAAAAGAAGGTACTTATCGTACCGAAACAATTGGGTCTAAAGCTACTATTAACTTTGATTGCAAGTATGGTAATGAAACAGTTAGATTTACAATAAAAAAGGGCTCTCAAGGTGGAATATATAAGTTGATTTTAGACGGCAAGCAAATTAAGCAAATTTCTTGTTTTGCTAAGTCGGTTCAGTCTGAAACAATAGATTTAACAAAAAATATTGATAAAGGCAAGCACGTTTTAGAAATGATATTTTTAGGAGAAGACCCCAAAAATAGAATTGATATATCTTCAAATAAAAAAGCTAAGCCTTGTATGTATGTTGGAACTGAAAAATCAACAGTCTTAAATTTAATTGCTGATAATTCAGGTCGCAATCAATACAAAGCAATTGTCGACTACGTCGCAGATAGTGCAAAGCAGTTTGGGATTCGATATGCTAATACGCAAACAAATGAAGATATCGAAACACAGGATAAGCTGTTAGAATTTGCAAAAAAGCAAATAAATGATACTCCTAAGACTGAATTAGATGTTAATTATATAGGTTATGAAAAAATAGAGCCAAGAGATAGCGTATTTTTTGTTCATGAATTAATGGGATATAACACTGAATTAAAGGTTGTTAAACTTGATAGGTCACATCCATTTGTAAACGCAATAGATGAAGTGTCTTTCAGCAATGAAATAAAAGATATGGTACAAATTCAACAAGCACTTAACAGACGAGTTATTGCACAAGATAATAGATATAACTATCAAGCAAATCGTATAAATCATTTATACACTAGTACTTTGAATTCTCCTTTCGAGACAATGGATATAGGGAGTGTATTAATATAATGGCAACAGAAGAAGTTAAAATCAAAGCGCTACTTGAAAACGATAAACAGTACTTTCCAGCTACACACTGGAAAGCTATAAATGGGATACCTTATGCAGGCAGTAGTGATATTGATGGATTGCCTCAAGACGGTATCATTTCGGTAGATGATAAAAATAAATTAGATAAATTAAAAATAGGCGAAGCAGGAATTATTCAAAATAGCATTGTACAGAAATCCCCAAACGGTAAATTGTGGAAAATAACAGTTGACGATAGTGGGAAACTTGGTACAGTGCTATTTTATTAGAAAGGAAGGTGCATTATGGAAAATTTGTATTTAATAAAGGATTTGGGAGCTTTAGCAGGTCGAGATTATAGAGCTAAAGAAATTCAAAACCTGCAAAGAATAGAGCAATTTGCGCTTGGCTTGACAACAGAGTTTAAGTTGCATCAGAAAGCTAAAACAATGCAACACTTCGCTGAGCAAATTTATTATAATGGTAGATCGCAAGCAGCAGTAAACAAATCTTTACAAAGTCAAATTAACGCACTTGTTGTGGCACCACGTAATAACAGTGCTAATGAGATTGTTCAAGCTCGAGTTAATGTAAACGGCGAAACCTTTGACACATTAAAAGAACATTTAGACGATTGGGAAACCAAAACTCAAATTAATAAAGAGGAAACTATAAGAGAATTAAATAAGACCAAACAAGAAATTCTTGATATCGAGTATCGTTTTGAACCTGATAAGCAAGAGTTTTTATTTGTGACAGAACTTGCACCTCTTACAAATGCAGTAATGCAATCCTTCTGGTTTGATAATAGAACAGGCATAGTATACATGACACAAGCTAGAAATAATGGCTATATGCTAAGTCGTTTAAGACCTAATGGTCAATTTATAGACAGCTCATTGATTGTAGGTGGGGGTCATGGTACACATAACGGTTATAGATATATTGATGATGAGTTATGGATTTATAGTTTTATCTTAAATGGTAATAATGAGAATACATTAGTTCGTTTCAAGTATACGCCTAATGTGGAAATTAGCTATGGCAAGTATGGTATGCAAGATGTATTTACAGGACACCCAGAAAAACCCTACATCACCCCTGTCATAAATGAAAAAGAAAATAAAATTCTATACAGAATTGAGAGACCTAGAAGTCAGTGGGAACTTGAAAACTCAATGAATTATATAGAGATAAGAAGTTTAGACGATGTTGATAAAAATATTGATAAAGTTTTGCATAAAATCAGTATCCCTATGAGACTAACAAACGAAACCCAACCAATGCAGGGTGTGACTTTTGATGAAAAATACTTGTATTGGTATACAGGAGACAGTAATCCAAATAATAGAAACTATTTAACGGCTTTCGATTTAGAAACAGGAGAAGAAGCGTATCAGGTTAATGCTGACTATGGTGGAACACTAGATTCATTTCCTGGCGAATTTGCGGAAGCAGAAGGTTTGCAAATATACTATGACAAAGATAGTGGTAAAAAAGCTTTGATGCTAGGTGTTACTGTCGGTGGTGATGGAAATAGAACACATCGTATTTTCATGATTGGGCAAAGAGGTATTTTAGAAATACTTCACTCAAGAGGCGTTCCTTTTATCATGAGTGACACAGGTGGTAGAGTTAAACCTTTACCAATGAGGCCTGATAAACTTAAGAATCTTGGGATGTTAACAGAGCCAGGTCTTTACTATTTATACACTGATCATACAGTTCAAATCGATGATTTCCCATTACCAAGAGAATGGCGTGATGCAGGTTGGTTCTTGGAAGTTAAGCCACCACAAACTGGCGGTGATGTAATTCAGATATTGACGCGTAATAGTTATGCAAGGAATATAATGACTTTTGAAAGGGTGCTTTCTGGAAGAACTGGAGACATTTCGGACTGGAATTATGTGCCTAAAAATAGTGGTAAATGGGAGAGAGTACCTTCATTCATCACAAAAATGTCAGATATTAACATAGTAGGCATGTCGTTTTATTTAACTACGGATGATACAAAACGTTTTACAGATTTTCCAACTGAACGTAAAGGGGTAGCTGGTTGGAACTTATATGTAGAAGCTTCAAACACAGGTGGCTTTGTTCATAGGCTAGTTCGTAATAGTGTTACAGCATCTGCTGAGATACTATTGAAAAATTATGATAGTAAAACAAGTTCAGGGCCATGGACTTTACACGAAGGGAGAATTATAAGTTAATGAGTAATTTAGAGAAATCTGTAGCTATAAATTTAGAAAACACAGCGCATTATGAAAATATTTCAAATCTAGATATAACTTTTAGAACAGGAGAGAGTGATTCTTCTGTTCTTCTTTTTAATATCATTAAAAATAATCAACCGTTATTACTGAGTGAAGAAAATATCAAAGCACGAATAGCGATTCGAGGTAAAGGAGTAATGGTAGTTGCTCCACTAGAAATATTAGATCCATTTAAAGGTATTTTAAAATTTCAATTACCTAATGATGTAATTAAAAGAGATGGAAGTTATCAAGCTCAAGTTTCGGTTGCAGAATTAGGTAATTCAGACGTGGTAGTTGTAGAGAGAACTATCACATTTAACGTTGAAAAAAGTTTGTTTAGCAAGATTCCCTCTGAAACAAAACTACACTATATTGTTGAGTTTCAAGAATTAGAAAAAACTATTATGGATCGCGCGAAAGCAATGGACGAGGCTATAAAAAATGGTGAGGATTATGCGAGTCTGATTGAAAAAGCTAAAGAAAAAGGTCTATCAGATATTCAAATAGCAAAATCTTCAAGTATTGATGAATTAAAGCAACTTGCTAATAGCCGTATATCTGATTTGGAAAATAAAGCGCAAGCATATTCAAGAACATTCGATGAGCAAAAGCGATATATGGATGAGAAACATGAAGCCTTCAAGCAGTCAGTGAATAGTGGTGGTTTAGTCACAAGTGGTTCTACTTCAAATTGGCAAAAAGCTAAGATTACTAAAGATGATGGTAAGATAATGCAGATTACTGGATTTGATTTTAATAATCCAGAACAAAGAATAGGTGATTCAACCCAATTTATTTATGTTTCGCAAGCTATAAATTATCCAAGAGATGTTAGTACTAACGGTACTGTCGAATATTTAGTAGTAACTTCAGATTACAAGCGTATGACTTATCGACCGAACGGTACAAATAAAGTGTTTGTTAAAAGAAAAGAAGCGGGTTCATGGTCTGAGTGGTCAGAATTAGCTATTAATGATTACAATACACCTTTTGAAACTGTTCAAAGTGCCCAATCAAAAGCTAATATGGCCGAAAGTAACGCTAAATTATACGCAGATGACAAGTTTAATAAAAGGTATTCGGTTATTTTTGATGGAACAGCAAATGGTGTGGGCTCTACATTGTACTTAAATGAGAGTTTAGACCAATTTATTTTATTAATTTTTTATGGGACTTTTCCAGGTGGTGACTTTACAGAGTTTGGCAGTCCTTTTGGAGGAGGAAAGATTTCATTGAATCCCTCAAATCTTCCAGATGGTGATGGAAATGGTGGAGGTGTTTATGAGTTTGGATTAACTAAATCTAGTCGTACATCTTTAACTATATCAAACGATGTCTATTTCGACTTAGGAAGTCAAAGAGGCTCTGGTGCGAACGCAAATAGAGGGACAATTAACAAAATTATAGGAGTGAGAAAATAATGCAAATATTAGTTAACAAGCGTAATGAGATAATTTCATACGCTATCATTGGCGGCTTTGAAGAAGGTATTGATATTGAAAATTTACCAGAAAATTTCTCTCAAGTTTTTAGACCTAAAGCCTTTAAATATTCAAATGGGGAAATAGTTTTTAACGAAGATTATCCAGAAGAAAAAGATGACTTGCATCAACAGATTGACAGTGAAGAACAAAACACAGTCGCTTCTGATGACATCTTACGAAAAATGGTTGCTAGTATGCAGAAACAAGTTGTTCAAAGTACAAAGTTATCGATGCAAGTTAATAAGCAAAATGCACTAATGGCAAAACAACTTGTGACACTTAATAAAAAATTAGAAGAGGTTAAAGGAGAGACTGAAAATGCTTAAATTAATTTCACCAACATTCGAAGATATTAAAACATGGTATCAATTGAAAGAATATAGTAAAGAAGATATAGCGTGGTATGTAGATATGGAAGTTATAGATAAAGAGGAATATGCAATTATTACAGGAGAAAAGTATCCAGAAAATCTAGAGTCATAGGTTATAATCTTATGGCTTTTTAATTTGAATAAAGTGGGTGGTGTAATGTTTGGATTTACCAAACGACACGAACAAGATTGGCGTTTAACGCGATTAGAAGAAAATGATAAGACTATGTTTGAAAAATTCGACAGAATAGAAGACAGTCTGAGAACGCAAGAAAAAATTTATGACAAGTTAGATAGAAATTTCGAAGAACTAAGGCGTGACAAAGAAGAAGATGAAAAAAATAAAGAGAAAAATGCTAAAAATATTAGAGACATCAAGATGTGGATTCTAGGATTAATAGGGACGATTCTAAGTACATTTGTTATAGCCTTGTTAAAAACTATTTTTGGCATTTAA